CCCGGTCACCAATCTTTGCCCGGTCACCAATCTTTGCATTGGCACCAATCTCTGCCCAGTCACCAATCTCTGCCCGGTCACCAATCTTTGCATTGGCACCAATCTCTGCCCAGTCACCAATCTCTGCCCAGTCACCAATCTTTGCATTGGCACCAATCTTTGCATTGGCACCAATCTTTGCATTGGCACCAACACTGATTCGGAATCCATTTGCCAAAATTCTCCAACCATTACCGTCTGGCTCGATTTTCAGCAAATCCTCTAACGAAATGTAAAGAGTTCCAACGTACATACTACCATGCTCCTTTCTCCTAGTTAAGAAGAGGCCCCTCCGGGCCTCTTCCAATTATACAACTTCTCAGACTCCGAAAATCCGGCAAGCCGTTTCCAGTCCACGGGCTTTCAGATCGGCTCCACTACCAAAGATCGCCTGCCGTGAGCGGTTCTCTTCGCGGGAATCGTCATCGACTCCGTAGCCCTTCTTGGCGTGATCGGTGTAGTACGTCAGAGAATTCAGCAGGCCAAAAGCCGTCCGCTTAGAGGCCTCAGTTTGTGTTGTGGGGTCATTCTCAAAGATGTTAGCAATCTCCGACCGAATACCGTGAATTCGCTCAATCGTTCGGGCATCTTCCTCAACATGAATTACAGTCGGCAGGGGGAACATTGCCGACAGGAATTCCTCTACCTTGTCCGGGGTTGCATCCTTGATACTCAGAGCCGTCAGAAGCTGGTGGAGTTGGTCCTGTTCCTGCTTCATGATTCCCAGAACCTGCCGGGCCTCGTCTAGGTATCCATTCATCTTGCCCGTATGCCGAATATGAAACACCTTGTCAAAGGACTTCATCGCTGCCATCAGGGTATTAGCACAAACCACCCGTACCATCGTCGGCTGAATCGTGACGGTCATCTTCCCATCATGCCCATTCGCCAACAGCAGATACGGAACGTGCTGGTCATCCTTCACCCAGTAGGTCTCCTTCATCCTTGCTAGCAACCAGACCTTCTTCCCACTTTGTAGACTCCCGGCTGACTCATACCGGATATCACCAACGTCAACAAGGGAATCCATCAACTCAAAAGCATCCTTGTTTTGCAAGGGCTGGTATCTCGTCCCAACAACTCCGAGGACTTGATTGATATCCTTGCGAACTGTGGCAAAGTTGGTATCGACTTTCATCATGCCAATCTTGGACATGCTGTCGGCTTCACTTTCCGTATTCACCGGAGCCGTCGTAAACAGGGGACGCTTCTCAACTTCCCAATCCAGATTAGCGATTTTCATTGCATCGGCAGAAGTCGGGGCCTCTGCAACTACCGTTCCGAGTCCGTGCCAAGCAGGCTTTTCCGCATACATCGGACTGTCAAACTGTGTAATTTCGTGTGCCATTGTGGTCTCTCCTATATACTTCAGAGGTTGTTTGTTTCAGCTGAAAGCTACTACGTTCAGGCAAATCCAATCGAAACATGCGTCGAGTTGCTCTTCATAGCCCGATGCAAGAGCACCTCCAAATTTCAGGTTGCTGTCCTGAATGCGAGAGAAGAAACTCGTATGCGGCAAATCTGCCCGACGCCCTATGAACATCGTAACCATCAGATCGTACGAGCAGTAGTTGCCAACAGTAATGAGCAGTTCATCGTCCGCACTCGTAAAACTGGAGTTGATGTCTGTACGATAAGAAAGCGGATGGGCCTCAAATCCGAGGGTCTTCAGGGCTTCCTTGAATTCAGCTTTCGTCATTTTCTTCTCTCCGGGTTTCGGTGTTCTTTGTCTTTTCTGATTCAAGTATACAGTACAGTATCGGATAAGTCAAGGAAAATCTTCATTGATTTATGAAAAAAGTGAAAAAAGATGCTATATTGTTGAAAATCAAGAGGTTATAGAGATAAAAAGACAGCCGAAAAGGTCAATTTCCGGCTGTTTTCGATTGTGATTTGCAGAAAATACTACCTACTATTTGCTGCATTCGCCTCTACTATTAACCTGAAGGATTCGAGCCACGACTTGCGGAACCCATCCATTTCCAGCGGCTGCAACGCGCTCCACCCGATTGGCAACCCCATCAGCCACTCTACCCAGTCCGGGTTCACTCCTCCACCATCCCCCTCCGAAATCAGCATTGCCGACAATTGATCTCGTGCCGCCCGTGTTCCCCTTGCTATCGAATCTAACACCGTCTCTTTTCTTACTTCGCAAAACCATGAATCGCTCACTACGGGGGTAGGCCAAAATCCACAACCTTTTCCTCTCATGCGGAGCGCCAATGAACGCCGCTGGTATAACGTCCCATTCATAATTATACCCGATTTCGGCCAAGTCAGTAAAGACCCGTCGTCCATACCCGGTAGTAAGTAGGCCTGCCACGTTCTCAAACAGCGCGTATCGGGGTCGAATGATGCGAAGGGTTTCCCTTGTCGCTGGCCACATGTTTCGTTCGTCGGTCTCGCCATTCTGATTTCCGGCAATTGAGAATGGTTGACAAGGGAATCCCCCAGAGACCCAATCCACTTTTCCAGTATAGAGACTTGCGAATCGGGTGTTGAACTCCCGTATGTCTCCGAAGATAGGTGCATCATCGAGAATGCCGTCCCTGATTCTTGCTCTGATAATTTCTTGGCAATAGGAATCCCATTCGACATAGCCAACCGTCCTATAGTTTGGAAAGATTTGTTTGAAAGCGAGTTCGCCAATGCCGGAACCCGTAAAGAGTGAAAGACCAGTCAAGATTATCCCTATTCCTTTTTCTTCTCATCACCCAATACCCGTACCGGGCATTCAGTCAACTCCGACTGAGGTACAAAAAACAACTGTCCCCGCTGCCCATTGAATCGAGCATTCGGGCAGTAGAGTATCTTATCTGCACGAAACATCCGCAAGCCAGTAATATCACCCTCGATCACGTTACTTCTTTTTCGACTTCGCGTCTTTGGTGCGGATTTTTTCGCTCTGAATGTTTGACGAGAAGTGACCCGAATAGCCATTTGTCTTACTCCACAGATAGGCCTCTGCGGCTCTCTGCTTGTTAATGTATCCCTTTGCATAATGCCAGAAATCTGTTCCAGATAGTGACGGCAAGAATCTCACCGGAATTCCGACATGACTATCCATTGCTGTATACCGGACTTCCTTACGCTTATGCCAATGCCCAACATGCCACTCTCTATAGGAAGTATTGGCCCAATCTTTTCCGGCTTCGGCGGCCATAATTGCTGGTAGGCTATCATGTTTTTCCTCGTCACCGTGCGTATAACCAATCAGATTCACGCCATAGCGGATGTATTTCCGCGTTGTTGGAGAAACATCTACGGTAACGTTATCGCAACGGCTATACCACGCTGACAGATACGCAGCAAGATGCCACGATGCTGTGCGATCATGATTGCCCGGCACCCATAATACATCGACTGGGGCAATCAGTCGCATTTGGTCGATTGCAGCAATACACGCTTTGCACCCAACAAGGAACATCTTCGGGTATCGGCTATCGGATTCCAGTCCGGTATCATTGAATGTATCACGCTTATGGGAATCCATATGGAAGAAGTCCTGACCAACGGGGAAGACGATCTTCTCAATCGGATAGCCCCGCGCTTTAGACAACAA